TCGTCTAAGAAAAACGAACCAGTATTTACGTCATAAATTCTACTATGATTTACTGAACCAGAACCGACCCATTCATCTGTACCAGCAATACCACTATGTTTACCGGTGGGTAACTTATTAGTCACATACCCGTTGATATCAATTTTAGTCCATGCACCCTCAATAGCATACAGACCATTACCTAAAACGGTTTCATTTGTTATTTTATACAATGAACTATCGTTTATATATTCATAACCAGCGGGGTCAAACCCACTGACTGTTGCAACAGAACCAATCCAACTATCCGTTGATGTTTGGTACTTGAGATAATAACCTTCGGTCTTTGCTGTCGTATCTACATCATCAAGATTTTCTAAACGAACTTCACCAGAACCATATGTCATTCCCTTTTGACCCCAACCGATTGAGGTTAGTTCGTTGAGATTTTTCTGTAGTAAGTCTAGTCGGTCTGCAAGTTGAGCAATGTCTGTATCAGATGAAAGTTCTTCCTGTATTCCTTCTTGTTTTAGTTTATTGATTGCCTTGACTGAATCTGTAATAAGATTCTCTGCGGCACCCATTTCCGAAAGAGTGTTGGACGCAGAATACTCATGTATGTGTTGAACTTCCGCATCTTCCAAAATCTCTTGTATTTCTTCCTTGACTTGTTCTGCTTCGCCAGTAAGAACACTAAGAAAGTTTCCAAATGCGTCTGCCTGTTTCTCTGACTCCGACTTCTGTTCTTCTCTTAGTAGTTGAAGATTGTATTCTGCTTCTTCAATCAGTCTCTGCTGTTCCAGTTTCAGTTCTGCATCTTCTCTTTTCCATTTCTCTTTTAGAGACTTGACTTCGGATGCAGTAGCGTTCTTCTTTGCTTTGAGTTGTCGTTGTCGTTCTTTCTTGATACGAGTTTCTTCTGCAACACGTTCTTCTTCTAGTCTGACTTGTTCTTCAGCACGTTCTCTTGCAACTTGTTCTTGATATTCTTTTTCAGCAGCTTCTTCTCTTTCCCATTTCTCGGTAAGAGCTTCACCATCAGAGCCAAAGGCTTCCATGAAGCCAGTAAACTCCGATGACCTCTTTTTAGAAGTCTCTATATCTTTCTTAGTTTGCTCTTTCTGAGTTTCTAAGTCAAAGAGCAGTTTAGAGATATCGTCTGAATAGTCAGCCATTTACATCCATTCCGATGTTGATTCATTGAACCCAAAGTTATCATCACCATCAGCACCAGCAGTTGCCTCTACTGTGAAGCGTTGAACTCTGGTAGGTGCTGTAGCAGGTAGATCGCTGTATGTATCGGCTTGAACCTTTGTGATTGGTTTGGCAGTTGTAACTGGACCGTAGACATAAGACTTAGCAGTAAATGCTAATGTGTAGATAATTGCTCGTCTTGTCTGGAAGTCACCTTCATAGGAATCTTCGTAACCGATACTATTGAGAACAATAGGAACGTCACGAACAATATCCATTTCAGGAACTTCTTTTATCGACACTGTATACTCAGGTTGAAAGAACGGAAGTATCTGTTCGATAATCTGTATACCATCATCACTATTTTTTGCCATAACAAATAATTCAAAATTCATATTGTAAGGTACAGGTGTGTACTGTGTACTCATCTGTTTTAGTTTCTTATCACTTGCATTAGAAACCTTTTTCTGCCTTATAGTTCTATTTATCTTTCTATTAGGATCGTAATCAAACGACTGAATCTCAAACCCAATACGTGGCAGAGTCAATGCAACCTGTTGAGTTGCACCTGGGTCTTGTGTAAGTCTTGTGATAAACTTCTGTTTTGGTCCGTATGCCAACGGAACCTTCATAGTCTGGACATCTACTCCAGCACTATCTTTTCTTGTTATCTGAATGTCATTGAATAAACTACCAAATGCTATGATAGTCTTCCGTAGACTTTCGTTGTAAAAATATTGTCCTAACATTTATAAACTCTCCGTTGGTTCGCCAAATGGATTTCTTTCTGAGAAATCTAATACTGGGTCAGTCGAACTAGACACCGCTTCTTCAATCCAACTATTATCCGCCAACGGATCAGATGTTGCCAATGAATATTCTTCGTTGATAATAAAGAATGAGTATTTCGATGTCGAATCTTCCATAAGTATCGAACCGAACCCTGTTTCAGTTTCAGATGTGAGATTACCAGTGCCACCGTCTGTTGCAGTTTCAAGTGCGACGTTACCTGCGGACGGCTTTCCTTGAGCTTCATACAAATCAGTACCTCGTTCAAGTATGATATTCTCAACATAGTTTGTTGTTGCTCCTTGTTCAGAAAGGAACTGCCATTGTAATGCATCGCCTGTGTAGGTTGTTTCGATGTCATCAATAGCATCAATGCCTGTGTCAAGTCTCTCATCAGAGTATTCAACAGTACGGCAAAAGAGTTTGTAGACAGGTAGATTGTCAACCTGATAGAACGGGTCATCTATGTCTACAAAACTAATTTCAAATAAACGTCTGACATTGGGCATATAAACCCAATCACCTTCTCCAGGTCTAACAGATGTAATAAGATTGGAATCGTGTCCAACCAAGTCTAACCAACGACGGCGTGATACGATGAAGGTTGTCTCATCCCGTATCTCTAAACCAAATCGTGATACTAGTTCTTTCTCACCTTCATAACCTTCAACAGTCTCCATGTACATCTCTATAGAGTATGCATCGTTGAAAGATGAAAGTGGATCTTCCCCAAAGAGTTGATCTTTGTTTACTAACTTGCGTGGAAGATAATAAACATCGTGACCATAAATCTGAAGAGCCTCTATGACCAAATCTTCATAGAGGTACTGTTCGGTTACCGTGCCCTTAGAGAAGTAATGATTAGTGGGCATTGTGTTATCCTATGTCAAACAGTAGGGGTTCTTCCCAAGTAGTTTTACTTTGTTCTTCTAAGCGTTCTATCTCAGCTAATGCTGACTGAAAAATCTCTGCACCATTCATAGTGACTCCACCAAGCATTGTAACACCATTAAACTTACTGAGGTTTTCTCCCCACTGTCTTTTGATAAGTGCAGTTGCATATTTCTTTAACCAGAGATCGTTGTAGATGTCTGTCCAAACTGTTGGGTCTAACTTACGATAACATTCCATAATAATGTATTCACCTACTTGAACATCATCACCCCAATCCATATTGATGTACAGACGGTTCTGGTGTGCATTGAACTGAATAGGTTTCTCACCAATCAGAATCATATCTAACAAGTCAAGTTGCCACATCGTCATCTGATAATGAATAATAGATTCGGACGAGAAATCATAGAGGTCGTTGAGTCGTAACTGATAACGAATATCAAACATATTGAGATTGCCACGATCACTAAAGGGCAATACTCTTAGAACACTCTGCACTGATTCTGGCATTGGAATGTATGCTTGGCCCGATGACCAAGTTACTTGATGCAAACTTGTTACCGCAACAGCAGAGTCGTGAGGTGTTGCAAGTGCAGCAGTAGTCAATACATTACCAGACTTGGCAGTGTATGCTACAGTTTCTTCTGCGTTAGTACCGTCAGCAGCAATCTTGATAGTACCAGATGCTGGAAAGTCTGTAGCGTCTGTAAGTGTAACAGATGTTCCACCAGCAGTCAACGCACCATTCAATGTTGTTGTGAGTTGATTACCGTCTGTGGTAGTTTCAGTCTCGTTTACATTTGCCCTTGCAACATCGTCTGCTGTTATTTTATGTTTTAGATAAACTCGTTGCATACCACCATACTGAAAAGTATAGAAGTATTGTAACGCTTCGTCTATTCGGTCATCACATTGATCTTCATCAACATTGATATCAATAACTGGGTAACCGAGTTTTCTTTTACACCAAAGTTTTAGTGTTGCTTTTGAATTGGGTATTGCCATAACTTATCCTAGTGCTATTGCCATTGTGACAGCCTTCGCTGTTGCATCTGCATCCGAAACACCTTTTTCAGCAACGGTGACAATGTTATTACTATCGTCACGCATATAAATCTTTTGGTCAGCCGTGTTGACAGCCATCTCGCCTGCTACAAGGTCACTGGTAGTAGGAGCACTACTAGAAGTGTGAGATCGTTTCGGTAATATTGCTAATGCCATTTAGAATGTTCCACCATCCAATGATGTTGCCCAGGAGATAGTATCACTTGCTGCCGTGTAAAAAGCTACACCGTCATTTGATCCGCCACCGTCTAGAGCTGATAATGTATTTGCTGAGTTAGCAACAAGTAGTGAACCCTTTGCCACTGCCGTCAAACCTGTACCACCTTGGTCTAAGGCAATAGTTGTACCTTGCCAAGTACCAGTATCAATGACACCAGCTGCTGTGATAGCAAAGACATCTGTACCGTCACTCTGTTCTACTAGAAACAAGTCAGCAGATTGTGAACCTACACCCTTGACGCTTAGAGTTATCTCATCTGTAGTATCACCAGTAATAGTAGCACCTGCTGCAACTACAAGTTGGTCATTTGCTGTTAGTGTTGTAAATGTACCAGCAGCAGGAGTAGTTCCACCAACGATACCATCTATGTTACCTGTTACATTACCAGTAAGAGGTCCAGAAAATGCGGTAGCAGTTAGTGTACCAGCATCAGATAAAGTAGCACCAGAATTCTGTAGAACTGTTCCCGAAGCACCATTAAATCTAACGAGAGCATCGTCTGTCGCAGAACCAGGACCACTTACGAATCCAGATGCTGTTGGTGTTGCCCAAGTTCCGTCAC